GGACTGATCAGTGCCGCAGGTACTGTAACTGGCACAAGTCATTTGGGTGCTGTGGTATCAGTCACAGCCAACGTAACTGGTGGCAATATCTTAACTGCTGGACTTATAAGTGCAACTGGTAACGTCTCTGGTAACTTCTTTATTGGTAACGGATCACAGTTAACTGGTATTGCTACCGTAACTCCTACACAGATAGTCAGTGGTACATCAAACGTCAGCGTTGTGAGTTCAGGTGGCAATGTCTCTGTTGGAGTCGGTGGAACAAGTAATGTGGCGGTGTTTGCTACAACTGGTGAATATGTAACTGGTATTGTTTCAGCAAGTGGAAACATTATATCGGCAGCCAACGTTACCGGTGGTAACTTGCTGACAGGTGGGCTTGTAAGTGCCACATCAACAATCACAAGTGCTGCCAACATCACAGGTGGTAACTTGCTGACAGGTGGCTTAGTATCAGCAGCCGGTACTATCACTGGCACAAGTCACCTGGGTGCAGTTGTATCAGTAACAGCCAACATCACAGGTGGTAACTTGCTGACAGGTGGGCTTGTAAGTGCCACAGCCAACGTAACTGGCGGTAATTTGTTATCCGGCGCTGTTGTATCAGCAGTGGCCAACATCACAGGTGGTAACATCTTAACTGCTGGATTAATATCAGCCACTTCAACAATCACAAGTGCTGCCAACATCACCGGTGGTAACTTGTTGACAGGTGGATTGGTAAGTGCTACAGGCAACGTCACAGGTGGAAATATTATTACCAGCGGGTCGGGTGGTAATATTTCAGGCGCTAACGTAATTTCAGGAACCACACTTAGTGCCACAGGCAACGTTACGGGTGGTAACATCTTGACTGCGGGCATAATAAGTGCTACCGGAACCATCACTTCAGCAGGCAACTTGAGCCTGACTGGTAATATCGTTGACATAGGTGAGATGTGGATCAATACTTCAGCCAATGGCAACATCAATTTAAATGTGAATGGCACAGGACAAACCAACATACCTACAGGCATTTTGAGTGTCACAGGCAACATACAAGGTGGCAACATAAGAACAGCAGGTTTGATATCAGCAACAGGTACGGTAACCGGATCATCGTTCAGCGGTGCAGGAACTGGATTGACGGGTACTGCTTCATCGTTGACTGTGGGCACAGCAACCACAGCAACAAGCGCAACCACTGCTGGAACAGTAACCACAGCCGCACAACCAAATATCACAAGTGTTGGTACATTGACTGCATTAACAGTAACTGGTAATGCCACTGGCGGTAACATCTTAACTGCCGGACTAATATCAGCAACCGGCAACGTCTCAGGTAATTATTACATTGGAAATGGTGCGTTCTTGACTGGAATCAGTTTAGGCACCGCTGACAGAATTGCAAATGGTACTACAAATATTACCATTCCTGCCAGTTCGGGTAATATTGCCATGAGCGTGGGTGGGGCATCAAACACTGTGGTTATCAACCTGGGCAGTTTGACCATGTATGGGTCATTTGCAGGGCCAAAGACTCTGGAAGCCAACGTAACTGTGGCAAATGCAGTGAATGCATTGTTAATAGGGCCTGTAACCGTCGGAAATGCGTATCATATTGACATACCCGATGCTTCTACACTATATGTTTACGCACCATAAATACATTAAAGGAATAGTTTCATGGCATTATCACTAGACGGCACAACAGGCATATCAGCAACTGGTAACATTACAGGCGGTAATGTTATTGCCAGCGGCTCTTTGATTGTGGGCACTTTTACACCAGCATCACTTACAAGTGCTGGTAACATATCCGGTGGTAACTTGCTAACTGCTGGCATAATGAGTTCAACTGGTAATGCCATACACGGTAATATCTTAACTGCCGGCATAATGAGTTCAACTGGTAATATCACAGGTGGTAACATCTTGACTGCTGGCGTAATATCAGCAACAGGAACCATCACAAGTGCAGGCAACTTGAGCCTGACAGGTAACATTGTTGACATAGGTGAACTGTGGATCAACACCACAGCCAACGGCAACATCAATTTGAACGTGAATGGAACAGGACAAACCAACATACCCACTGGCATACTCAGTGTCACAGGCAACATACAAGGTGGCAATGTACGCACCGCAGGTTTGATTTCGGCAACTGGTAATATCACAGGTGGTAACTTGCTAACTGCTGGCATAATGAGTTCAACTGGTAATATCACAGGTGGTAACTTGACAGTATCAACTGGTAACATCACACTAGGCAACCTTGTCAATGCAGGCTCCAACGGCGCGGGCAACATTGGCAGTGCAACAGCATATTTTAACACAGGTTTTTTAAAAGCAACTACAGCACAATATGCTGACTTGGCAGAAAACTACGAGGCAGATGGAACATATCGACCAGGAACTGTGTTGGTATTCGGCGGCAACAATGAAGTTACTATGTCCACTGTCAATGCTGATCCACGAGTAGCCGGTGTTGTTTCATCAAATCCTGCTCACTTGATGAACAGCACACTCGATGCAGAACACACAGTGGCCCTGGCCCTTCAAGGTCGTGTGTTAACCAATGTAACTGGTACCATACGCAAAGGTGACATGATGGTCACAGCCAGCAATGGATATGCACAGGCCTGCACTACCCCTGCCATGGGCACAGTGTTGGGCAAAGCACTAGAAGACTTTGACGGAGTTGGAATGTCGGGCGTGATTGAAATTGTGGTTGGTAGACTATAAAGTCTGTTCCACTTGCTGAATTTTTTGTTGTACAGCATCGATATTCATGGTATTCCACAATCCAGGATGCATGGGTTTAGGCCAAGTACCTGCATCAATCCAAGCATAGCCTAAATGCTCATAGTTGAGTCTAGGCACAAACTCTGAGTCTACAACACAAATCCAGGTATGATATTCAAAAGCCAAATCGGCTGACGTAAACTTTTCCAATGGTATCAATCTCAAGTAGGTGGGGAAGAAACCCAGTTCTTCAATACACTCACGTTCCATCCCACCCAACAACGTTTCACCTGTTTCAATCTTGCCGCCAGGTAGTCCCCAGGCACCTGGATGTTTAACATCATTTCTCAAGAGATAGAGATAGCGTTTGGTGTCTCGGCTACGGAACCACACACCCACTGCCTTCAAAGCACTAGACTCCATGTGCCTCCAACGTAGACACCTTGATAACTCTTGACCCACTCCGCGCCAGTCCATTCGTATTGCACACCAGTAGTTATATTTGTAACAAATTGCGTGGTATTGGCCTGGCTCACACTATTAAACACAATCCTCCAATAGTTGCCATTCCATTCAATCACATCATTGGCTGATGCTACTAGTGGTTGGCCTATAGAACCTAACCATGCTTCGGGTGGGTATAAATTTGGTCCTGAGTAGATGGCTGTCCCGGTTCCAGAACCTGCACCGTTTGCATAAAAACTAATGCCTACTGCGTTACTGACCGCACCGAGGGAAACAAAATTAGTAGTACCCACATATGATATTGTATAACGTCTACCAACAACAAAAGTACCGGCAGTTGCGGTGTATGAAACGTCGTTGCTACCAGTACCTTCAGTTAACAAATAACGTTGACCCACAGCAGGTGCAGGCAATCCATAATTGGGACCAGAGATCAGTGGATCAATAATGGCAGTGATAGGATCCAGGGTATTTTGTGGTGCTGTGTCTTGGTCAATGTCATAAATCAACAATCGGTCATCGTTGGGGTTGATCACAATGGTGCCCACAATTGTGGTACCATCCTCTTGATCCAGGCGTATTTGACTGATACCCGGGCGTAACACACCATAAGCACTGATCACAGCCGGCCATAACAGGCTACTGCCCGCCACAATTGCTGTGGGGGTCAAATCATCATTGGCACCATTAGGCACAATAGTACGACCTTGCAGGCATTGTATCTGATTGCCAATCACCACAGTTTCATAATTCCATGGAGTGACTATGACTCTAGTGCCCAACAACAAGTCATTGTCTGTCACAGCGTTGCTTAGATCACCTTGAGCATCATACATGCTCATGATCACACGTTCTACCACGCCCAGTTTCTTGACCTTGGCCGGTGAACTAATCCATATGGGCAGGCTAAATTTAATAGTGGCCATGTCAATAGGATTCTCAGTACCGATTGGCACAGTTCTTGACGTCCAGGTCACTGATTCTAGATCGACCACACTCAAACTGGTCCAGTCAATAAAGTTGTCTGTGCTTTGTACTTCTAGGCTGGGATTGAACAAGGTTAGTATTTGTTCCAACAACTGCATTTTTTGATTGGTATTGCTGGTCCAAATATCCAGCGTAATTCCCAGTTTATAAGGCACAGGCATGAGTCGCTCTACTGTGAACGCATTGCCTTGGGTGGTTTCAAATGAGTCAGTCTCAGTATCATAAGCACGTTGGCGAACTTGCAGTTTGCTTACATGATACGGCTCTTGCATTCTGGGACGATCGTAATCTAAACTTGATACGTAGAAAGTCATCAGCGGTGAGGCCGGCATTGAGTTACGACTGTTCTCTTGGATAATGACCTGTGCGTTGCGACTGGCGTCTCCATAGCGCACAGGCACACGTATCAAGGCGGCGTTGTTCACGCCATCTGTTTCGTTGCCATATTCAATTTGAAAGTTGCTGACGATTCGTGTGAACTGCAATAAAAATCTGCGTATTTGCGCATCGTAAAAGAACATTTGACTCATGATTAACTCGATTTCTGGCCCGGTTGTGTATCAGGTGGCGGATTGGGGTCCTGGAAACCTTTCTGGTCTCCATTGTCTGCACGTGGTCGAAGTATCTGGCTGAGACTCTGACGTTGCGGAATATTACCAAGATCTGTTGTGGACGTAGTGTATGTATTGTTGACAAAGCCGGACCGTAAAGTATCATTGGTGGGTCCGTTGTTGAGATTGGTTCGCACTTTGTCCTCAATTTTGACCCAACGTCGGCTGTCGTAACGAAACAGTCTATTGGGGAAGTAATCTACTCGCAGGCAGTAGTCCCCGGCCACAGCACCCAATGGAAATTGTACACCTGAGGTAACTGGCAGTCCGTTGGGCGGAACACCGTCGCCAGTTAGATAACCCACAGTGTAGCCATCGGCCTGTGGAGTTACATTCATGCCACCTTGTGTGCCATCCACTGTGTCGCCACTCTGGTTTGTTAGGCCAATTGGATTGGCTGGTTGTCCGTTGTCCAAGGTAGGTACAACATACAGCGGTTTAACATCGTAACCCGATGCTGGCACTTCCACATCTGCTTGTGTGAGAATAGCATCGTTGATTTGATTGTCTTTGGGACGAGTGCTGAACACATCGCTTTGTGTAAGTGGAGTATACAATTGCCAGTAGTCAGTGTTTGTGATGTCTGTGCCAGCCGGCACGTTTTGTCGGGCCTGATAATACACATCACCTGAATTAGTGATCCAACCTGTGGGATAGAAGTTGCCATTGTCCCAGATGTTCTCTGACACTACAGGTTTCTTGAGTATGTCTTTGAACTCCTGATTGTTGGTCATTGGTGTTGCTTTCACACGCCAGGTGTGCGGCAACCAAGTTTGGCTCATGCCTTCTGTGGCATAGTCAGCATCTTGTACCACATAGTAGCGCGGCAAGGGCTGAGGAATAGATTGGTTCAACGGATAGTAATCTTTTAGGTTGGGCACTTCCAGCACATCGCCGTTCATGATCTTGCGTCCTAGACTGTCAATCATGTCGTTGAAGTGAAAGGTAATAAACAGTGTATCGTTGTTCAAGAACAAGCCAAACTGTGTTAGGTCAAAGTCGATATCTTGATGATTATAAACACCACGCATACAATACACATCTTGATCGTAAATTCTGTCACGGTTTTCTAGCAACAGCAAGTCCTGGATGTTTAACGGATCCAGTGTGTCGTAGATGGGTTGTGTGGCATCATAATTGCTGGATAACACAGAGTCTTCGCCGCCAGTTTGCGGACCCATGTATCGGTGCAGGAAAATATCCATTCCCCCAACAGTGTACATTTCAGAGATTGTGCGGTCCAGGAACTGGTAATCGCGGGTTCGGTTAGGGCGGTATAGGCTTAGGCGTGGCATAGTCAAGTATTTATGGGCGGTTGACCAATAAATCTCAAAGTGCTATAATTACTGCATTACCACTAAAGGAGCCCTGATGAAACCCATTAAACTGCTGAATCCCCGTAGTTCTGATACCAATGTTATGGGTGGGGAGCCTCCGTGGAAAACACAACCCACAGAAAATCGCATCAGTGCCCTGAGCAAAGCATTCTCCTGGTACAACTATTTTTATGGCAAAAAAGATGCTCGTGAAATGATTGTGAACTACTTGGAGTCACAAGACCGCAAGGCAGATGTGCGAGTACTAAAAAGCATTCCAGATTCGGCCATACGCTTAACCACAGGCTGGTTGTGCCGCATGAAGATGGTTGGCCTGGAACTGAGCGAAACAGAACAGATCAAACTGGACAACTTGCTGAAAGAAATTTTATCCAGTAAACAAACAGAGCAAGTGGAATCTGAGCCTGCTTCAGAAGGCCCGGCCAAACCCAACATACAAGATCGCCTGAGAGAAAAAGTCGGTGAGTGTGCGGCTGAATTGGATGGTATGTTCGACGAATTCATGATAGCCGGTGCCAAAATGTCAGCAGACTACAAGCCTATCATGGTGATCCGTGGTATGAACGTGGCGCCACAAATGATCAGTGAAATTTCCAATCGTTGGAAACGTAAACTGGCGGAATTTGAAGAAGCAGTGGAAGGCAAGGATGCGTTGTTGGTTGAAGCATACTCATACCTGACCAAGATCCAATTGCGTAACTGTGTGAAGTTTTGCGAAGCAGTGATCAACGACTGTGGTGCTTATGTACAGATCAAGAAAGTTGAGCGCAAGCCACGCAAGGTGAAAGCAGTACCCCCAGAAAAACGTGCGGCCAAGTTCAAACACACAGCAGAGTTTGCGGAACTCAAACTCAAAGGTTTGCCAGCCGCAAGCCTGGTAGACAAGGCCGAAGCCTGGTTGTATGACACCAAGAAACGTAAACTGATCCATGTGGTAGCAGATGGCCATACACAGGCGTTCACTATAAAGAACAACAGCATAATTGGATACAGTACCGTAGAAACGCTACAAAAAACTGTGCGCAAACCAGCAGACATAGTCCGGGCCATACAGGCCGCAGGCAAGCCAGCCGCTAGAAAGATCTACAAGGATCTAACCACTACAGAAACACCTTGGAATGCCCGGGGTACCGAGAACTTGTTAGTACTAAAGGCCTGGTAAATAGTGGATGAAATATTCACCGCATTGGCCAGATGGAAATCCTGACGATCCAAGAATTTTTGTACCAAACATTGAGTTTTACATAACCAATGTTTGTAATTTGGCTTGCACCCAATGCAATAGATTTAATGACCACGACTTTGCAGGTTGGCAACGCTGGAGTGACTATGAAGCACAGTACACTGAATGGTCCAAAAAAATAAGACTACAACGAATAACCATACTGGGTGGCGAGCCTCTACTGAATCCGTCTATATGTGATTGGGTAACGGGACTAAATCGTCTCTGGAACAAGCGTGTGGAAATTCTTACCAATGGTACAAGGCTCAATCAAGTGCCTGGTTTGTATGATGTAATGGCCGGTTATCAACCTGTTAGCGATGGAAAAAATTGGATTGGAATCAGTGTACACAATGCTAACGATTTAGATTGTCATTTTGATCAAGTAAGAAAATTTTTACAAGGTACGGTGGAATTTTTTGATGGCAAAACAAATCCATCTCTGACGTGGGGTGCAAATTATGCATTCCGAGACTCAAATGGTTTACGAGTAAACTTATATCTGCAAGATTCCTTTTACCGGTCAGCAATTCAAAAAAACAATTTGAATCAATTCTCCTTGCATCAAAGCGATCCAGTAGCGGCACACGACATGTGCGGGTTTGTTCAGTTTCAATGTTATCATTTTATTCGAGCCAAGTTGTATAAATGTGGACCAGTGGCACTGTTCGCTGAGTTTGATCAACAACATCATTTGAACATCTCCGATGAGGATCGAGAACTATTAAACAGTTATCGACCATTAACTGTGGATGATTTTGATCAACGTGGTCAACAATTCATTGACGACATCGATAACGTAATACCGCAATGTAAATTTTGTCCGGATAAAAAAGAAAAAAATATTCAGATATATTCTCTAAACAAAGCCAAAAATGCAACAAGTTCTTTTAACACTGGGTGATAGTTGGCCCGAAGGTGCTGAATTAAATTTCGGTGACCAACGTTATGGTGAATTAATACAAAACCGGCTGAAATACGATAAATTTTACAATTACGGTTCTGCAGGAGCCAGCAACGAAGACATGCAGTATCAACTGCAACGATATGTTGCAGAATCACATGTGCCGGGCGACCAAGTTACTGCGATATTCTTCTTGACCAATCCTGCTAGAACCGCACATTTTCCTCGATTTTTCAGTTGGGAATCAACAGCAGACTCTAAACTAAAAGAAGTATACTTGCATTTTCATCGACGAGAACACGAAGTCATGAGGTCTAGTGCCACAGTAGGTGCTTTACAAGCCTGGTGCACAAATTTAGGATTTAGTGATTACTACTTTTCTGGTTGGGTACGCTACCCCACATGGTTGCCCGGAGTAGATACTGGTAAAATCTGGGCACAA